ATGTAACTTCTGTTAAGTCAACACCATCATTAGCACCTAAAGCGGCGCCTCTAGCTTCTAAGTTTCCTTTTGGATTACTTCCACCAGCTGTTTGTCCTGATGTAAATTCAGCATAACCAGCGTCTGGTAATACTGGGATAACCATATTAGCGGAATTCATTTGAATTTCTCTAAATAATGGAGCTAATACTAGCTCGTTTTGGATATCTCTTTCAATTGATGTTGATACTAACTGTTCAAAGTTACCTGTAGATACTTCTACACCTGCTTGTGCATTAACTTTTTCCATTAATGACTTAGAGTAGTCTGTATCCCAACCTTTACCAGTCGCTAAACCAGCAAATTTTGCATCCATAACATCTTGTTCAAAGTCTTTCTTCCAGTCGCCGTTACCTTGTCTATTAGCAAAAACTCTTTTAGATTCACGAATATTCATGATTTCTTCTGATTTCTCAGCGAGTTGCTTTTCTAGGCTATCGACTACTGATTTTAAGTCTTCTTGTTTTTCATTGACTCTAGTTTCTAGGTCGTTCATTAGCCTTTCAGCTCCTGTCAAACCAGCTTCCACTATAGTTTTTGTTTCCATTTCCTTTGCTTCTTGAACAGCTTTTTGTTCAGCTTCAACTTGAATTGCTTCTTGTTGTTTAGCTTCGTCTGCTGCCTTCTGTTCGGCTTGCTTCATCGCAATTTTAGTCGCAGTATCTTCTGCTACTTTTTTTGCAAATGCTTCAAGATCGATTGAAGTTTCAGGAGATTTTTTTTCTTCTGACATATCAGTCTCCGTTGATGAGGATTTCTCCTCGCTTGGCTGCTCAATTTTAACAGCATCTGCTGGTGCAGTTGAGTTAGCCTGTAATATTTCTTTTTGGTACTTTCTGTAATCATCCATAGAATCAAATGACTTGCTTAATCCAAAGGTTGCCCCTTGGTTGCAAGGTACTGATACTACTGAGACTTCAAATAGTTCCGCGTCTTTAATTTTATATCCATCGTGCTCTGTCATATAGTCAGATTCTTTGCATCTAAATCCAACTGAAAAAGCGCCAAGGACACCATCTTTCACTAAATGAGTAATGTCACCTGCAGCTTTAGATATTTTTGCAGTAATATCTAGGCCTTTGTCAGTGACTTCTAAACCAGTTGCTCTACCGATAGGTTTGTTATAATCATGGTTAAAAAGTATAATTGGATTGTTTTTAAAGTTCTCCAATCCACCTTTAGTCCACGCTTCGCTTTCGATTATATCTCCAGCTCTATCTAGTGCATTTGTACTTGCAGAACCTTTGATGTTTATTCCACCATCTTCGGTTTCGCCTAATGATTTAAAAGTACTCGTCCAATGATAAATTTTATTTGACATTTTTTGTCTCCTTCTTCACAGTTTTAGGAGCAACCTTCTTAGGTGTTACCTTCTTAGGTGCTACTTTCACTGTCTTAGGTAAAGAAACAGGATGTCTGTTTGCTACATATGATAAAATTCTATTCCAGCTACCTATTCTTCTACGTAAAACGTAGTCAAATACTGGAACATCGTTACCATATGATTTGTATTCAGCTAATGTCATTGTTTCAACGCCTTTTGACGCCATAAAGTCTGAAAAAGCTTTTACCATCATATCTTTTGTCATAATTATTCTTCCTCGCTTGGGGCGGCTTCTGTCGGCCTGCCACCTTCTTCTGGGTTTGCTGCTGAACCTGCGATATTCGCAGGAACTCTTGGTTGATCAAACCCTTCAATTGTTTCAAGTCGTAATGCCTCCCTTGCTTCGTTCGGTGTCATTATACCTGTATTCACAAGCGTAGCATAGTAGCCCGCTTGGTCTCTTAACTCTGGTTGTAGTGCAGGTATATCTGATACATTTTCATCAAGTTTGAAACCGAAAAATCTCTCGAAAGCATATGCTATTTTTGTAGTAATAGGCAATATGGTTTCTAAATAAAACAAACGGTGGTTTGGTCGCAAGTTAGCGTTGTTACCACTGTCCATTAAAATCGGTGGAATACCTAAAGCTTTTAAGATAATCTTTTCATTGGAAGCAATTCCTTCCTGAAAATCTAAGTCTTTAAAACTAATTTCTGTTAAGTTTTCTACCTCAAGTCCACCGTCTAAAAACAATGGTCTTCTGCCACCAGACTGTGGATTGTATCTGGCAACCCATGCCTGTAACATTCTTTCTTTAATTTTCTCAGAAAGAGTATTTGGTGATTTAAGTACTAATCCAGGTACTGCTCCATTTTTGAAGAAGTTATCCTGAAATCTTCTCATGCTACCTAGTAACTGCATAGTTCTAAGTGCAGGTTTTAATCTTGGTACGCCTCTATAAATAGATTTAAACGAGTTTTCTTTAATATGTATAATTTCTGAAGGTTTGTAATCTATAGTGTTATCATATGAAAACTTTTCTATATAAGTATTATCATCACTATGTATAGTTACATGTTCCGCTGGAAGATGATACAGATGTGCACCATCAAAGTACACAAAAATATTACCGTCAATCAATAAGTCTATTAAGAGATTTCTTTTAAATGTGCTTACATCTTGAAACGGGTTAGGTTCTGTGTTTAATAGCAAGTCTACTCTACTTCTTCTAATGTTCTTAACTACAGGAGAAGCACCTAGCATTTTTTCGCCAACGTCAAAAGGTATTTCAGCAGCGTCATCCACTATCATGTTGACTGCTCTGTTTACTATCTCTAGTTGTTCGTAGGCATTTCTGTAACTATGTACTACTTCCTGTGATTGAATAGTTGTACCTTGGTCACGAGATATAACATATTGCGCAGGGTTTTCTTTAACCTCGTCGCTTCTGTTTATAAATCTATCATACCATGCCATATTTGTCTCTCTGTATCTCGACCCATCTTTGTTGTTTTAGGGCTGTTACTAGCTTTGGGCGTTTTCCGTATATGCCATGTAATCTTAAATGATGACTATGACATAGTGTAACAGCATGAGTATAGACTTTATCTTCGTTCTCTTTTATAAATTGTTCACGAAGTGCTAATATTTCTTGTTCTTGAGTTATGTGTATCTTGTTTCTACGTAACCACATTTCTAATAATTCGGTTAAACCGTAGAAGTGATGGAAATCTAAGTTTTCTTGTTCTCCGCAAATATAACATTCCGCATCTTTTTTATATTTAGACTTGGCCTTGTCGCGAACATATTTTACTAAATCTCTTTTTAAATCCATAACTTTACTTGTATAATAGAATTTTATCAAACTTTCAAGCTAATGTCAAGAACTATTTTTTGAAGGGGTAATTAAAATGTAGTGGCGCTTGTCTCGAATGAGTACAAAGCGTAGCGAAGAGCATCGGCCATGTGAGAAGCCATGTTGTGTTTAGGTTTTTCCCTCAAAAGATTAGGATTAGGATCCCATTGATACTGGTCTATTGAAGACAGGCTTTCTTTACATGCTTGATGAATTATTAGATTATCATTATCTACTATACCTGCAACGTGACCAATACCATCCAGTACTGATTTCTTAGCATTGATAGTACTAATATCATAATTTTGTGCAAAGTCAAACCTTGTTTGTTGAGCTGCGGAATCAATATAGATATAATCTATCTCCCACTTAGCTATTAGTTTTTGAATCTGCATAGCGTGTTGTTCTGTTGTTTTTTCTGCATCTAAGTATTCGTCAAGTAAGTAGTATTTCTCACTATCCCAATCATACGCTATAACACAGAAAGCAGTCGGGTCTCTGTACCCTACGTCCATTCCTGCAAAAACATCCATTCTAGAAGTATCTAATTCTGTCAAATCAGAGACACATTCTTCGTGACTAAATGCCCATACTTGTCCCTCAAATACATTAAAGTCTGCCATGTATTCTTGGTTGAACTCATTCTCTGACATAGTTTTTCTTGCTTCTAGAATATCTTGTTCTGATATACGAGGGTTTTCATGGTAAGTTGCTTTTATGCTACACCATTCTGGAAACTGGTCTGAGAATCCTCTCTGCCAGAACTCTGCAAACCAATTGTTTCTACCCCTTGGAGTAGATATAAAGAGTGCTTTTGAGTTTTCTTTATCTAGTGTGGGCCTGAGCGCAACATTGAAAGCATCCCTCCCGTCAACGAGAGCGGCCTCATCGAATATGATGAGATCATAGCTTCTACCCACAACCGAGTCCACTTGGTTAACAGAACCCATACGTATTGTAGAACCGTTTGTAAGTTCAATAACTTTATCTTTTGCATTATCTCTTGTAACCTCCAAGTCAAAATGTTTAATCAGTCCTCTCTGTAATTCAAAAGAGATTTGTGATAGTGAGTAGTTTGGGGACATTAATAAAACATTAGAACCTGGTACTAAAGTAATTAATTGTCCAATTATATTCGCAATATAAGTTTTGCCCTGTCTACGAGAAACAGCTGCAGTAATAAAACGATATTTGGGATTGTTGATTGCATTTATGATTCCATGCTGTGAAGTGTTTGGTGTAATACCAAGTAAGTCCATATATCCATCTATAGGAAGTTTAATAAATCTTCTTTCATCAAACCTCATTATGGCATCTGAAAGTATGTCTGTTCTGCTAATTTGTATCAATGTATTTTCTCGTTTTCAAATAAAAAGTAACTTTCTTCTTCTTCTAGTATTCCAGAGTCTTTCGCTTTTTCATATAAGTAACAGTAAGAAGCTGCTAATTGTTTTAGTTTTTCTTCTGAGATTGTAAGGTCTCTTGTTTTTTCTTTATGTAGTACTTGTGCTAAAAATTTTCCTGCATGTACTTGTCCTTCATCTAGCCACAAAAGTCTTCCGTCTTTCTCTGGTACGCTCATTTAGTCTCCTATATGTATTAAATCGTTTGATATATGGTCATTGTGCTTTGGTGGAAGATATGGCCACTTCATATATTCCCAGGCAACACTATACCTGTAATCTCTACTAGTATTCTTATAACATCCGTGAATTAAGTTAGGATGAAAGAATACTGCAAAAGGTTCATCTAACTCGATATCTATAATATCTACTTTAGGGTTAAGTTTAATCCAATTAAACACCCCATGGGAAGTTGCATCATGTCTAAATATACCTTTTGTATGTGACCTAGGTACTATTCTTAGACATCCATTCTCTTTTCTTGCCCCATTTACAAAAACATCACAACTAATTAGTTTTGAGGGGTTGGCTTCTATATAAAAGTTATCTTGATGCCAGTCTACCGAGAAACCAACCTTTGGAATCATCGGAAAAAACTTAGA